GGATTTTTGGATTTCTCAGGATCAAAATTATGTATGTACTGAACGCAATTTTCGATTCCATCTGATATCATGTCCTCACGAAACATGTAGTTTACAAAATTTGGTTTATAAGATAAATGAGTTGCTATTTTTAAAAAACAAGAACCAAGATAATTTGGAATAGGTGGTTTACCTTCCCAAGGCCCAGATTTAGGAGGATCTTGATCGTACTTCTTAATAAACTTCTCTCTTGCTATTGCAACTTTTCCTCTATAAACAATCATCGCTTCCAGCAATTCTTTGTTATTTACATAATGTTCCGTCTTTTTTCTTGGCATGGCATAATTTACCTTTTGCTTTGGTTAAATTTATTATATCACAAAACCATGGCCTTGACAAGGTGGTTCAATATGAGTAGAATAACCTTTGTGAGGGTTGAAGAGAAAATTAGCTTTCTTTAGGTTCTATTTTTAATTTAAAAACATCTTCTAATTTTTTTCTAGATTTATCTACAGAAGATATATATCCCATAGCTGCATTAGGTTTTATTTGTCCTGAAGGTTTGGGAATATGAATTGATCCTTCTTCAGAAGAATCTTGAATAAATCTATTATATACATCAATTATTTTATCATCTTTAGTTTCTGTCATAGTAATAATTTTATCTAATTTAATCATAAAAAAATCTTCAGTTGTCAACTCTAACCATGGTTTTACTTTAATATAGTAACCATGAGTATTTTGATGCATTTTCATAATAAGAGGATTTTGTAACACTAATAAAGTCTCATCTTCATTTTCATCAGGCATAACAAGAGACATTATCTCTTCACCAGATACCAATTTAATTATTGCGTAGAATTCTTCTCCCATTAGTTCTTAAGTGGTATGTTTACTATGTCATAATTGAATTTTTCTTCATTATACACTTTAATTCTTTCAATTAAATGATTAAGTGTATAATTTTTATGAGATTTATAACTGATGTCATCAGCTATATCATATAAAGTTGCTCTTGTTTTTTGTTCTCCTTTTCGGAGTACCCTCCCTATTGATTGTAAATTTCTAATTCTAGACTTAGACGGAGAAGCAAAAATGACGTTGTGAAGGTTTTTAATATTAATACCTGTGGAGAATGTTCCATAAGACGCTACAATAATTGCATTGTTTTCTCTTTCAGTTATTTCTCTAACCTTTTCTCTATCTTCAGTATCTACACCACCGTGAATAAAAAAGACACGACGATTTTCAATAATGTTACTATTATTTATTAATTCATATAATGGTTCTCCATGCCCTTCTACTCTGGCAAATAAGATAAGAGTATTACCTTTAAGATCTAAAGCTAAGTTTTTAATAAACTTATTTCTACGACTATGATTGATAATATATTGTATTTCTTCTTCAAATGTATTAAACTTTGTTGGTGGGTGTTTCAATAGAAGCACGTTAATATCCAATGTGGCCAAATGACCTTTCTTCATAAGTTCATCTGTCTTAATAATTTTATAGGATGGGCCAAAAAGACCTTCTAAAACCCACTTATGTGTTTCTGATCCATCTAATGTTCCAGTAAAACCGAATCTATACTTTGCATCTCCCAATTTAGTCATAATAGATACTAAGGATTTAGACTTAAATTGATGAGCCTCATCTCCTACTACAACATTAAATCTTTGGAAATATTTTCTAGGAAGTTTATAGATAGATTGCCAGGTGGTAATAATAACTTGAGATTCTGTTTCTCTTTCTTTACCCGCATAAATTTTGTGACAATATGAACCAACGTCCCATCCATAATCCGAAAAGTCCTTATACATCTGCTCTACCAGAGATGTCGTTGGAACAACTATCAATGTATTTTTCTGTTGCTCTACGAAGTACCTCACTATTGAGTAAATCATCAAAGATTTACCAGAGGCAGTGGGGCTTAGCAATAGTCTTCTATTGTGTCTTAGAGCATCGTATACTCCCTCAATTTGATAATCTCTAGGTTTATATTTAGAGATTGCTGTCATATAATCTTTAACACCTTCTTTTGAAATCATTTCATTGACTTCAAAAGGAAGACCATAATACTTACTCTCTATAAATTCGTAAGTATATCCATGATCTTTACAAAACTGAACTATCCTATCTAATAAACCAATATATATCTCACCCTTCTGCGTATTAAATAATCTTATTTTTCCATCCCAATATTTATTTTTATAAGCTGGAGAAAATTGGGCACCAGGTACTTCAAAAGTAAACTGATCCGCTAACTCATAATAAACATGCACTTCCGCATCTACATGAAGATAAACTTCATTGCGTTTTGATATAACCAAATGTGACATAAAATAATGTTCATTTGGAAATATTTATCAGCTAAATCCAGACTGGAATTTATGCCATTCTATAGAATTTTTAATCTGAAAAGTTCTATTAGATATATTTTTTATAATCTCTTCTAAAAATTTTAGTGTAGTATCATAATACCTAATCTTAAGATCTATCTTAGTTAATTTTTCATCAGCATCTAAATGTCTTTGTATAGCATCCTTTTCCCTAACTTTATATGGAAATGGATCTTCTGCATAAACTTCTGGTTCTGCCTTTCCTGTATAGTAATTATATCTCTCTAATCTTATTTTACTATATTGTTCTCTTGCTTTTTCACGCAACAAAGTAATAGTATTATAGACAGTATAATACTTAGAATGTAATTGAGGAATTTTTAGTGATTCATCATGTAGGTTATCAGGGTCAATGACAGCATCACGCTCCCACATTTCCTGAATTTGATCAAGGTTCATAAAGGAGTTCTATTATCTGGTCCTAAAATATTGTATATAGTATACTTGAAAGTAGCCTCTGCTGTAAAGTAGTTAATATCAGTATCAGTCGCCTCAAAGTCTAAAGAAGTCAAAGAAACTGGAAATAGACCTTCAAATTTTACAATTCCCGTAGTTCTATAATTACTATTTAAAATATAAAGAGATGCATCACTAAATGCTAATTCCCTATCTTCATCGCCAAATCTATTAGAATTTTCATTACTCTCTGTTACTAAATCTTTATATTGCTGTGTAGTTTCAGGAAATCCAAGACCTACTAACCAATTATGAATAGACATATAATTTTCCATTTCTTCATCAACAAGAAATCTTAATGATAAATCACCATATTGTAATTTATCACCAGGTACATCAATATCCTTTAAGTAACTAGGTTGTATAGCAGTTCCTAAAGTAATTTCAGGTATTCTAGCTGAATTGCAGAAAAAATCAACCTTTGGAGTTTTGGCAAGAGTAAACTTAAATCCTATAGGAGATAAGAAATTTCTATTAGGTATTTGATTTTCTAATGGATTACGTACCATTTCTAACCTCCGTTACCTCCTCCACCATTTCCACCGTTGCCGTTACCACCATTTCCGTTCCCACTGCCACCATTACTATGCCCATTAGCAGTAGAACCGTTCTTTTTACCATTTCCATTTTCACTATCCTCATCAGGTTCAAGATACCCTCTACCACCTACATGGTATCCACGTGGAATCTTTTTACATTTTTTATCAGTATAACACCAATATTGACCTGAAGGGCATCTTTTAGCAGCTGCCTCTTCAATAAACCTATCAAATTCTTTCATTAGTCAATAATAAGGTTAAACCATTCTTCACTCATACCCATAATGATTTTATCTGCAGATGCTGCATCCTCCGCATAACCTTCACTTATGAGATGTTCTACTATTATAGCATGACGGTCAATAGCCTCTCTATGCTCCTTGGGGGTTGGTTTCATTGTAATACTACTTTTATTTGTATTTATTCACTTACAACTGTAGCATTCTTCCACCATGAGGGTTGATAAGTAATTCCTAAACTTGTTGTTATGGTTGTATTTTTTTGTGCGTCTGCATCTGCTTGATTAGCATATACTTTTCTTTTAGAATAATCATTACTCCAAGCATCATCTCCAGTATAATATTCCAGTCCCCCATCAGGAACAGCAGATCCTAAAATACTTGTTTTTTTAATATGATAAGGCATTAGTTCAGTTTGCAGGTCTCCTGTTCTTATTTATCCGCATCTTTGCGTATATCATCATGCAAATTATCCATGGCATCCCTTTCAATTTGTTCTGATAATTTCTGTTTAGCTGCAATTACTCCTGCCAATCTCTGCTCAAGTGTATCCTGAACACGAGTATAAATCTTCATTTGCCACTCACGGTATTCTTTAATAGACTTTCTTACTCTACAGAACATGGTTCTTAATATAACTTTATAATTTATTTATGACAAAAAAAAGACCCTTCCGAAGAAGAGTCTTGAAATGAAGTAGTAATATCCGAATTACATGAGGTTAGTAACTCTAACACGACGATAGTAAACATTGCTGTTCTTCTTAATCGAGCCAGGATCACTAGTAGTACCACCTTGTGAGAATGGGTTAGCGACGATGCCGTAACGAGTCTTAAACCCGATTTTTGGCTGGAAGGTGTTCTCACCAACTGCACGAACCATCTGTAGTGGAACGTATGGGCAATAGAACAATCCTGCGTCGTAAGGTGAAGTACCTTTGTAACCAACAACGTAGTATTGACCACCAAGTGTTGCAGGTGCACCAAATTGACCTTGGTTCTGACCACCAGCATATGGGTCAATGTATACTTTATACTTACCTTGTAGAGTACCAGCAAATGTATTACCAGTATCATCAACGTTAAGGTTAGCGTTGAGAGCAGGTGTGTAATCCAATACACCAGCCATTGTTAGAGCAGAAGCAACGTCTGCGGAGCAAAGGATCATATTGCCCTTTCCACGACGAGTTTGCTGTGCAATAGCGTTAGCGTCTCTTTCCATCTGGAAAATAAGACCCTTAAACTTCTCAACAGACCATCTACCATTAGAGTCAATGTCGAGGTCGAATGTACCAGCATTAGCAACGTTTGACTGAGCACCAGACTTAGCAACGTTATAGATTGTACGAATGACTTCCCTGTTAATTTCAGCAAGGATTTCAGTCGAAAGAATGTTGGCAAGTTCTGCCTCTGCATTCAATCCGTGGATTGCCTTTAAGTCTTGAGCAAGTTCTAGACTGTACTCTGCCTTTAAAGCACGTGACTTAGCAGTAACGGTGACTTTCTCGATTGAGAATGCCATCTCGTTGAATTGAGGTGAACCATCACTACCTAGAGCTTCTGCCCAAGCAGTTGTGTTACCTTCACCAACGTTGTATGTTTGACTATCAGCACCAGCACTGTTAAGAAGACCAGGATCTCCACCTCTTTGAGCAGTTGTACCTAAACCAACGGAAACTCCATTAGAGTTGGCGACGTAATCGTCTGCTCCAGAAGGATCAGCGAAATTCGTACCGATACCAGAGAATGCAGAATCTGCTTCATCATAGAATGCTTCGTTTCCAGTCTGAGACTTGTAACGAGAACGCATTGCAAAGATAAGGCCAGTAGGACCATTCATTGGTTGAACGCCAGCCAAGTCATATGCGACTAGGTTAGGCATTGCACGACGAATCAGGCTAATAAGCACTGGATCGAAGTTTGCTATACTAGCACCTGTAGAGTTAGTCGGTGCTGCCTCTCCAAGGAACTCTTGCTCCTCTTTAAGAATTTTTTCTTGGTTCTCCAAGAGAACTGCGGTTACCATTCTACGATGAGAATCTTTTATTTCCCCCATACCATCATGGTCTAGGAGTGGTGCCCACTTCTCCTGCAGATGTTCAGCATTGAACGCTTGCATTTGATTTTACCTTTTTAAAATTTTTAAGTTAGTTTGTTCTATAATATAGAAATCATTTTTTAGAGACTCTATTCATTGTCTGAAGATAGCTTTCCATCAAGGTTGAATTAACTTGAGGTGCCTCAGCTGTTCCTTCTGAAATTGTTTCTGAGTGGTCTCTTTGGCCAGGATTGCTTGGAAAGTATGACTCTCTCAAGGTTACTAGCTTTTCACGATAGGCTTCTTCACTAACAAACTCAACATTTTGGGCAAGAGAAGCGAGTTTTTCCTTTTGGGAAAGTGCTAGACCCTCGGATACATCTGATTGAATTACATCAGCAACCGATTCGGCCAATCTCTTATTAAGAGCAACATTCTTTTCTATTTGCTCGTTGAGTTTTGACTCCATTTCATCAAGTTTTTCTACCATACTATTAAGGACATCATATTTCTCTTCAGGGATAGTTACATAATGATCTTCAAATAGTGACTTCATACCTCCTAAGAAGGATTCAGTCATTTCTGTTTTAAGTCCATGCTCGACAGCGAGGGCATTTTCCTCCAACCACTCGTCAGCGACATACTCAAGATAAGCATCAGTTCTATCTTCGAGTTCTTCTTTAATGGACGTAATTTCTTCTGTTAAAGTAGTTTCGTACTCTTTAGCAAGTTCTTCTTTTAGTTCAGCAACTTTTGTTTTAATTGCTGTCTCAAAAATTGTCCGTGCTCTTTCTTGGAATTCCTCAGAGAGTTCTTCACCAGCAATAAGAGCATTAATGTCATCTTCAACATTAATTTCTACTTCTGTTGAATCTTCAGCAACAACTTCTTCTTCAGTTGTTTCTTCTTCTGCAACAACCTCTTCTTCCGTAGTCTCCTCTTCCGATACAACCTGATCTTCAGGCTTTTCCTCTTCCTCCTTTTTCAGGGTAGGCATTGCTTGGTCACCAGGTGTTGCGTTCTTATTAACAACATCTCTGACTTGCTTGAGAGTTTTACCAGGAGTCTTTAATTTAGCTGAATCGTTATCAACCTTATAGTTCTCTGGAGTTGGGCCACCTAAATCTTCAATAGCACCTTGGCCAGGAGTAGCACTACCAGGAGTGTTCTCTTGAGGGCCCTTGTGCATTGGTTCAGCAGGTGCAGCGTTTTTGTTTACTACGTTTTCCATTTCTTGTAAATTGTTACCAACGGACATTTTTTAGATATTTTTAAATTAATCTGTATTTATTTATAGAACTTAAAGATTTGATAAAAAATCGTTAAAAAGATTTATCTTATGTTCTTCAAGTGCTTTTTGATCAACTAGGGTATTGATTCTCTTTTTGG